TATATAATAGCGTTTTACACGCGCGCTTACACTTCCTCTGAAACCCTTCCCAATACACTAACCCCCAATGCCCCAATGCCCCCCCTATCCAAAAAGAACTCCCCTAAGTTTTTAGAAAAGTGAATTGACAACTCTTAGCCCAAGTGGTATAATGAAATTGACAAAACGGCTATTATAATATGTATTATATATTAAAGCGAGGTGAGAAAAGATGAGTGATGTAACTAGAGAGGATACCAAAGCACAGATGACTAGGGTTCTCAACGAGTATGTCAAATGCGGGGTTATTGGTCTCGCTTGTGACAGAGCAGGCGTATCAAGAAACAGGCACACGAAGTGGCTTAAAACTTATCCGCAATATAAAGAGTTATATGAGACTATGAGGGAAAGATTCGTTGATGGTCTGGAAGCTGTGGCAATAGACAGAGCCAAAGAGAAATCTGACTCCTTGCTCATGTTCTTGCTAAAAGCCCACAAGAAAGAGGTTTATGGTGACCAGGCTAAAGTCGACATGAACATGAACTCGCAAGCTCCTATTACTCTTTTGTTTGCTGAAGGGATGCTCACAGAGGACGAGAAGAAGTTATTGGCAGGAGAGGTTAAAAAGGAAGAGTAATTATGGCTACCTCCAAATGGTTAAAATTTAGGCCGCCGCAAAAGCTAGCTAGTTATGACCCTCACCCGTTTCAGAAGGTGTTTCATCAAGATAACCATAAATATAGGGCTGTTGTATCCGGCGTCGGCGGCGGTAAATCCCGTATGGGCTGTGAAGAGGTATTAAAATGGACACAGCTCTATCCTGGTAGTTTGGGTATAATTGGGAGGTTGACTGCTAAGTCGTTGAGGGAGACCACGCAGAGGCGGTTCTTTGAAGTATGTCCTGTGAGCCTGATTGCTAATTATAACAAAGGCGAAGAGCATCTGTGGATAAAGACAAATGCTGTGGACGATGATGGTAACCCCATATACTCAGAGATATTATTTATGCACTTAGATGAGCCTGGTCCTTTGGGGTCGCTGGACATTAGTTATTTCTGGATAGATGAGTGTCATGAGCCTGATGGTCAGGAGGTACCTGAGGCTACTTTCCAGATGTTGACCGCTCGGTTGAGACATCCCGTGGGCCCTCACAGGGGGTTTATAACTAGTAATAGTGGTGGTAAAGACTGGGTTTATAAGAGGTTCTTTGACCCGAAGAATGTTGCTCCTGAGTACATAGGTTGGACAACTAGCTCTATGGCTAATGCTAAATACTTGCCTCCGGGATATGTAGAAGAGCTGATACGTAATAACCCGAAGACTTGGGTCGACAGGTTTATTAATGCTAGCTTTGATGCTTTTGAGGGGCAGATATTTACTGACTTTGATGAAGATGTGCATGGTTATAGGGATAGTGATGGCTGTGAGGTGAGTCCTGCGTGGGAGCATGGTGGAGGTTTTGACTTTGGTGTTACGGCCCCTACAGCTGCTGTATTTTGCGCCATAGACAGGGATGGAGACCTGTGGGTGTATGATGAAGAGTATAAAGCTGATGCGGACATTGGGGAGTTCGCTAAGAGGATTAAAGGTAGGGGCTTTGATACGTTGTATGCTGACCCGTCGGTAATTAATAAGGGACCGAATAAGAAGAGTCCGAAAGAGTTATACCTAGAAGAGGGGATATTATTATTGTGTGCGAGTAATGATACGGATTACTTCTTAAGTTTGTTCAGGAGCTTCCTAAAGAGGCGCAAACCGGATGGGTCTGCATGCTTCCACATTAACGTGGACAGATGTCCTAATTTAGTAAATCAGATAAAGCAGGCGGCTTGGGATCCGACGACTATCTCGGGCAGTACACATGACCAGATAAAGAAAGCTGAGAATCATGCTCTGGATGCTTTTAAGTACTTTATAAATATGTATGGCTTAAACCCTGGGTTGCTGGAGCCGGTGAGGCCAGGAGAGACTAAAGCCATTCACACTGTGAAAGGGTCTTGGGAGCATGACTCTTATTGGGATGACTTGGACTTTGAAGATGAGAATTACCCATTTAGGGATTTGCAGGAGGTGATGTGATGGATGTTTTGTTGCTTATTGGCATTTTATTCCTTATGTGCATGATGTTCGCAGGAGGTTTTGGATGGGGAGCATGGTATGAGAGGCGTAAGATGGAGCCGACGAAGGAGACGGAGGTGGAGACACCTTATAAAAGGGTGAAGAGATACGTTCCTAAGTTTAATTTTAGTGACCAGTTAGACCCGATTGTGCCAGAAAATACTAAACGACCGGGATATGTAGAGAAGGAGGTTGAGTATGTCAGAGAATAATGACTATGTGGTCCAGACTGATAAGGAAAAAGAGCTCTGGGAGAGGATTTGGACATGCTATAGAGCCTCTTATTTAGCTAAAGAGTCTATGGGATTGACTGCTTTATGGCAGGAATGTGAAGCTTATTGGGCTGGTGAAGTGAATCAGTCTACTAGTGAAGAGGATCCGGGCTCGGAGACTAACATTGTGCAACCGGTAATAGAGTCGCAAGTAGCTGATTTGGTAGATGGTGCTATGGATTTCTCTGTGAAAGGCATTGAACCCACGGATACTCCCCATGCTGACAAGGTAAGACACATATTCAAATGGGCATGGTACATGAATGATATGGTCACCACTCTTGATATGTTCGAGAGGGAGAGACTTAATTATGGTACAGCGGGCTTTAGAGTAGGGTATGACCCTGATGCTTGCGCAGGTAAAGGTATGCCTACTATAGATTATGTTGGTGTAGAGGAGTTATTCCCTGACCCAAAGGTGAAAGACTTCCGTCACTTAAATGATGGAGACTTCTTTATAAGGGCTATTCCTTATAATTTGAAAGCTTTGCGCAGAAGGTTCGGGCCTAAAGCAGCATCTGTGAAGCCGGAGGGGTCATTCAGTAGCTTTGACCCTCGCATATTTAAGGACCAGGACAATGAGTCTGGTATAGAAGAGATTGCTAAGAGCCAATGTTTGCTTATAGAGTTCTGGGAGATAGATGAAGACGATAAACTCAGGAGGATTTATGCTGCCGGAGGAGTTATATTAGAGGACTCAGCAGATAATAAAAATGAGGACGGTAGTCATGATGATTTCTATGACCACGGCAGATACCCCTATGTAATTATTCCTTGTTACAAGCGTAAAGGTAGACTATGGGGCATGGGCGACACTGAGCAGCTTATGCCTATTCAAGACTTAATAAATGACTTAGATGACCAGATACGCATGAATGCTAGACTGATGGGCAATATACAAATAGTAGTTGGTCAAGCTGCTGGCGTTAACTTGAAGAAATGGACTAATTTACCTGGTCTTAAGATCCCTGCCAAAGACCCCACAGCATGGAAGACTGTTCAGCCTGTACCTATTCCTGCTTACATACCTGCTCGCAGAAGTGAAGGGTTCAGGGAAGCAGAAGTAGTATCTGGTCGGACGGATGTGGTAGAAGGTCGTCGTAGTGGTTCTTTACGTTCAGCTGCTGCTATTGCACAAATGCAAGATGCCGGCTCTCGTAGGGCTAAGCATAAGAAGCTCATGTTACAAGAAGGGTTAGTACAAGTTATGAAGCTTGTATATGAGTATGTAGTGGAGTTCATGGATGTTGAGAGGGCATTTGAGTTTGAAGAAGGCATGAAGACCGAATCCCTGTGGTTCCGGGGCTCAGATTTGAAGAACCTTCCTATCAAGACTTTGAATGAAAACTTTGACCCGTCTAGTGAAGATCCGAATACTGATATGTATAAAGACTTGGTAGACGAGAATGGAGAGGTCATGACCCGTAAGGGAGAGTTCTTGATACAAATTGACTTCGGGGCTGGTATGCCTAACTCTCCGTCATTCATTTATCAATCTACTATAGAGCTACACAGGGAGAATATCATTACTCAAGAAGAAGCCAGAGCTACGCTTAAAACTGTCTTGAATTATCCTATTGTTGACCCATACAATCCTCAGGGTAAATTCATTGGCCGTAATAATTCTGCTGAGCAGTTAGCTATGGCTAATGACATGATGTTGCCTCAAGATCAGCAGCAAATTCCTGGACAAATGGATATGAGTCAAATGTTAGGCATGATGGGCGGTGGAGGACAACCTCCTGTTGACGCATTAGCTATGTTAGAACAAGCTATACAACAATTACCTCCTGAGGTATTACAACAAATATTTGCTGGTTTAGGAGGGGGAATGCCAGGTGCTTATTAAAATAAATAGCGACGACAAAGACTTGGAGTTAAAGCATTTTCGTCATGCTGTACAAGATCCATTGCTAGCTACTTACATAGAGACTAAGCCAGGCATGAAAAGGGTCAACATGTTACCTATATGTCCTAAATGCGAGAGGATAGGTCTTAGGGACAAAGGATGGACTAAAGATCGCATAATGACATGCCCATACTGTGGTTACAATGGTACGACTGACATTGTATATTCTGAGTATAAAAAAGATAAGAATTATTTGTGAGCTAATTGACATACAGAAGATTTAGTGGTACAATAAAAGTGATAAATCGGATTCGGCACCGTTACAGCCGAAATATTCGCTAATCCGGCGTTAAGGATAAGGAGGATATTATGACTACGCAGAAAGATTATCAAGCTCAAGTAACTGCAGATCTTGGCAATTCAGATGATAATGCTGTAATCTCGGTTAGGGACCTGACGGATCTGGATAACGACGATACTCCAGTTGTAGATGAAACCAAACCTGAGGGAATTGAAGAGAATGTAGAAGAGGAAACAGAAGATGTTACAGAAGGGCAAGGCTCCAATGATGCCCCTATGTACTCCAAAGAACAAGTTCAGTCAATAATCCGCACTCGTGTAGCTAACATGGAAAAGAAAATCGAGAAGCTTAGACAAGCTGAGACAGCAATAGATAGAATAGCTGAAGTTTCTGGCTTGTCAAGAGAACAGCTTATAACGAGACTCAACAATATGTCTGATGAAGAACAAGCTAAGATTCTCGGTGTTCCGGCTGAACAAGTAGCTAATATGAGATTAGCCAGAAAAGCCCAGATTGAGCAGGAGAAACAAATAAAGAAGCTCAATAGACAGCTAGAGATGACGGAGCTCAAGGCTGATAAAAAATATGCAGATATAGACTTATTTATGGATGATGTCCTGAACAAAGTGGAGGAACACCCATCACTGTCACTGAAAGATGCTTATGTCTTAGTGAAAGG